CATATCAGCTGATTCTTTCTCTAAAGCTGGTTTAGCTTTCTTAAAATTCTTCTCTTTTCTTTTTTGAACTTCTTTTGGTGGTTTTCTTTTTGGCATAACCATTTCTTCTTTAATTCTTTTAATAGATACACCTTCAGCAAAAGCATCTGCCATAATTTTCTCTAATGCTTTTTCTATAGGCATGCCTGTTTCTTCTGATAGTTTTTTCGCTGCTTTCATTTTAGAATCTAAATTAACATTACTGATATCTAATACAGTTTCTCCATCAGCGTAACCTAATCTTGCTATACCACCCTCTTTCATTCCAGGATCTAAAAATTCTTCACCATAAAATTCTGTAATATAATCTTGTATTGATCCTTTATACCCTTCTTTTACATTTGCCGCGTATTCTTTCCTAATAGCTTTTGAAAAATTCATTCCACTTGCATAACCTAATCTTGCTATACCACCCTCAGCCATTGCTGAACTTGTTGGTACTAAGAATGGATACTTAGATGCTAAACCACTAATGTCTCCTGCTGCATAGGCATCTTGAACTTCTTTTCTAATTTGTTGCACATCGATACCCGTCTCATCAGATATTCTACCTGCTAAAGAATCAATATCTTCTTCCTCTTCTCCTCCAGCTGCAAGTCCACCTAACACAGAAGCTCCTGCTATACCAGCTAAGGCTTTTTGTGTTCCACTCAATTTAGTTAGACCTTGTGGTCCAAAAATAGAAGTTGCTAGTTTTCCGACTGATGGAGCAAACTTTCCTCCTGTTCCAAGAATACCGGAGAAAGCAGCTTTTCCTGTTGTTAAATTTGTTGGTGCTCCAAATAAAAAAGGTTTAAAACCTCCTGCCGCTTTTATTCCAAAACCAGGAGCATAATATGCTGCTGCACCTAACAATGCAGCTTTTCCTATTGGACTCTTAACAACTTTCTTAATTGCTTTTCCTGCTTTCTTAAAAAGTTTCTTAACAAAAAATGATGGTATACCTGTTTGATTAACAGCCTGACCTGCACCACCTAATGATTTTAATAACGCAGCTTCATCATCATTAATGTACGCAAGGAATTCACCTTTAGGTGCTAACTTCTCTGCATCTTTTACAGTGACTTCTCCTCCTTCGGCCGCTTCTAAAACTTTTCTTTTTCTTGGTCTTGGCATTTTATCTAAAAAAATTTCTCCCTCACGGAGTCTAGGAAAACTCCTTGGTCCTGGCTCTTCACCATCATCATCTTTTGGTTCACCTTTTTTTCTTCTTTTAACATCGCCACCATCCGCTAATCTAAATCTTTCTGGTAAACTAAATCTTTGTACAAATTCCATATCACTTTTTGGTGGTTCTATATCTGTTGGTAATTTTGGAACTAGTGGCATCATAGGCATTACAGGTTGTGCTATTTGTGTATCGCTGTCTCCTTCAGGTGTAACTGTTGGAGTACGTCCTCCTGTTAAAGCAACTTCGTCTACAATGTTCGTAACTTTAGGTTGTCTGTTTCTGTTAATAAAATTTGAAATATCCATGGCACCTCTAACTGCACCATATCCAGGAACAGTAAATCTTGCTATAGTATCTAGGCCACTTGTAACTATATCTCGAACGGGTGTTTTTGGTTTTGGTGCACTTTGAACTGGATCATTATCTCCTCCACTAAAACTATCTACTTGACTTTGAGATGCCGAAGCTTGACTCATAGTTCCTGGGTCATCAGTTCCATACTCAACAAAACTTGGAATACCCATGGGTGTCATAATACCAGAGCCTCCAGCTTGTTTTAACATCTGTGCTTCTTTTGGATTTATGTATGCAAGAAACTCACCTTCAGGTGCCATTCTTTTGGCATCATTTAAAGATACTCCACCTTCTGCTAATAATTGTCTTGCTATTTGTGATCTAGTTATTGCCATTTTTTCACACTACTTTGTTTTAGGGAACAAATCAAGCGAAGGCATGATTACCTTGATATCTCTTCGGATATCAGCCTCTGGTATGCCTTTAGCTTTCCATTCTTCCTCTGTATTGTATTTTTCGCCTGTTTTCAAGTTAGATATTGTTGTTATTATCTTTTCTGGCTTTATTGTCTCCATTATGTTGTTACCTCTCTTGGTTCTATTTCTAGGATTGACGCTATAACATGGATTCTTCCAGCATAGCCCACTTGTACTTTTAACGCCTCACTTGCTTCCATGACTAAAGGTTGAGTTAAAAGTTCTACTGTAGTGTTAGCAGATATTGATTTGCTTTTAAATAAACTAAATATATTAGCTGAAGCATCAACTAATGTTACAGTAATTGTGTCTCCTGATCCTGAGTCATCAGATACCAAAATAGATTTAACCACAGCAGTTTTAAATGAGGGCACTGTATATACAGTTGTTAGATCTGTAGATGTTAAATCATTCTTTTTATTTATAAAACTATTTGCCATTAATTTATAAAGAAGTTTTCTGCTTCCATCTCGTCTTTTAATTCTTGTTGATACGTTGTATTTAATTTTTGTATAACACCATCGAGATCCCTAACCTGTGCATCAGCTACAGATTGTTTGTAAGTCTCACTAGGTCTTGTTAATACTTGTACTATCTTTGCCATTATCTTCTACCGTCTGGTTGTACATCTAATCTAAATGTTCCTAACTTCCAATCTTGACTAGTGCTTGTGTTTTCTATTTTTAATGCTATGGCTCTGGCTCTTGCACGTGTGTCTACTTTGCTAGTTGATGATGAAACTGTAAAGGGACCTAGTGATGAACTAGCTGCTGAATCGTTTGAATAATTTTTTAAATTTAATGTAACTTGCGTATTACCTGTTTGAGAAACAAAGTCTGGCACAAATCTTCTTATCTTCATTATAAATTCACCATCTCCTCTAATTGTTGCCACACCTTGTTGTTGCTGAGTAATATCAAAATCTCCAGACAATATATTTGCTGTGATAGCGGTTACTGAACCACCTTTGACTTGATCTGTTCCTGTTTCGTGTTGATAGTATGTTGTAATACCATCTGTATTTCCTTGCACATATGTAGATGAGGTTGCAGGCTCAACACCGTCTGCATCATATTCTAAAGCATGTGGGTTACCAAACACAGCAGAGTCTGCCCAAGCTGTTCTAGCTAATGTACCTACTGTCCATATTGGTCTTTGTGGTGATGAGTCTTGATAATTATAACAAACCATTTTATTAACCACGGCAGAATTAGATGTTGGGTAGAACCACATAATTTCACCAAATAAATTATTTAGTCCTGCTGATATCATTTGATTACCTGAATCTAAATTTACATCATCATAAACAAAATCTTCAACCAAACACGGTAGTGTTTCAAGTGCACCAGCATATCTAAAGAAACCATTTTCTGACATCCAATATGCAGCACCATCTACCTCAACACATGCATTCTTACCAACCAGCCCACAGTTTGTTCCAACTTGTACGAAAGCAAATGTGAATGGTTGACCTACGAATCTTTGTAAGAACAAAGCTGTATCTGTGTAAACATAGATTGCATCTCTACCTCTAATAGCTCCCATGATCCGTGATCCGTCGGCCAGTCTCTGTGTGCCAGCATCATTGGTTGCTGTAGGTGTGTACGTGTTAATATCCTCAACAGCAGAGAATCTAATAAACATATCATCTTGAGTTGATTTATCACCAATCGTTGTTTCTGTACCAAAAAACACTAAGTGTCTGTCCGGTGTAGATACAAGCATGTGTCTTGATGCAGTTGGTGCATTAGTAATAATAGTTGCTCTAGAAGATGTTGCATCTGTTGCTGCAGAGTTCCATTCAAATACCTCTCCATCTACAATTAAACAAATAGCTTTGTCACCAAAGTTATCAATAGACCACATACCAGGATCAACAATTAAGTCTCCTGATGCTGCCTCACCCCAAGCTACAAACCCAGATGTGTTTGTAACAGTGGCTCCTGCAGTGTGTGATGCTGCTGTAGTATTTCTTACTCCCCTTGTAACACCTGTTAATGTGTTTGTAGATATACCTGTGTAAGATATTTCTTCTGTGCCTATTTGTATAAAGTTTGTACCTGATGATGGAAACTGTGATGCATCGTTTAACGTAATACTTGTTGTAGAACTATTTATGTCTGAAGATAAGACTGTTGTAAAAGCTCCAACTTCTTGTCCACCCCAAGATCCAAGAGACCAACCAAAACCTTGTGATTGTACATCAGGTCCTACTCTAAAATAATGTTGCACTCTAATACCACCAGATTGAGTGGCACCAGATCCTGTCTCTGCTGATGGCATAGTAATTGTAATTTTGTTTGAAGAGGGCACAGTGGTTGCCATGAATCTTATGTCATCGAAATCAGATGCACTAAAATTTGAATCTGTAATAGCTGAAAAATTATCTAATAAAACAATGTCTCCTGCTTGAATACCATGGTCACCAGAAAAGTTTATCGTAACCGTTGCTGATCCGTTAGTTGTGGTAAATGCATTAGTAAGTGTGTTTGTAGATTTAATTGGATGTATGTCGTAGAACACACCACCAGAAAAAGCGTACAATATTCTATTTGATCCTATGATAGAGTATTTTCTGCCTCCACTATTTGTAAATTGATGTAGGGCTCTTGCTGCACCTGTAATATTATCAGCTCCTAGTTGTTTCCAACCACCTATTTTCTCAGGTGTAGAATATCTAAAACGAACATTATCACAGTCTATCCACTGACCTTCTGCAGCTGTCGCAGTAATTTGTTTATTTATACCAGGTTGAAACCCTATCTTTTGTAGCATAGATCTCCAGATTATATTAGATTGCGTTGATGTTCAACGTTATTTGACTATTCCTAGCATAGGTCTTTTATCATACAAATTAGACTTTGCAAACCTTCCATCTGCATGATTATAATGCAAGAATACTTGGCCACATAATTGACCTTCAAAAGGCTCTCTCCAGTGCTCTAACTCACAACCAGAGTAAATAAGCATATCTCCTGGTTTTAAGTCAACTTTTATACCTTTGGGTGCACCAGGCTTATGTATGCCTTTATACTCGT